AGATCAGATTTGTGCGAGCTCCATAGTCGGACAGGGATTGAAGAATCTGGAGAGTATCTTGCACCAGATATCGACAGGCAAGTTGGATTCGGATTCTTAGGTCTAGCCAACTTCCTAGCTAACAACAATATTACTTACGCCCAGTTTGGTGAGGCTCTTGAGGCAGTTAATGATGCCCAGCCTTACGAAGGTTACGCTGGTTTAGCTGCACGCGAGCTATTTCTGGGCATACAAGAAGCAGCTAACATTGCAAGAGAGAACAACATGGTTAGAGCATTTGCCATAGCTCCAACTGCTAGTTGTTCATATAGAAGTAGAGATCTCAATGGCTACACAGCAACTCCTGAGATCGCACCTCCTATATCAAGAACAGTTGATAGAGATTCGGGTACATTCGGGGTAGAAACAGTTGAATATGGCAACGTAGAGATAGCCAGTCAGGTAGGCTGGGATGTTTATAAAAAAGTAGCAGATGAATTTATGATTATGCTACAAAGAACTGGTTTGCTTCATGGCTATAGCTTCAATTCTTGGAGCGATATGGTGATTTATGATGAAGCATTTATCGAAGAGTGGCTGAAAAGTCCACAGACTTCTCTCTATTATTCTTTACAAGTAATGGGAGACACTCAAGATAAGTCTGATGCTTACGCTGCATTAGATCAGTCCGATGTTGACGATTATTTGGCAGAGATAATGAGCAATAAACCCGATGAATTAGCTTGTGACTGTCAACAATGAACCCCTATGAAAAACTATTAAACAGGAAACGTAAGTGGACTCCTGTTCAAACCACCAAAGGAAAACTTAAATATGGCGCAGAAGAAACCGTGTACCGTGCTCTCGCTGTACGCAACATGGAATGTCCAGTTGGCGCGTTTGTATCTGATTCACTCTCTGAGATTCCTCAGGCGAGTAGAGAACTTTTGGAATCAAACATAAAAGATGAAGACAACCATGATCTGGCACTAGGTTATATCGCTAACGCATTAGGCGTAGATGATAAAGCTGAAGCTGAGGCATTACGCTTAAGAGATGCGTGGATAGCTCATCCAGATCACACAATATTAAAAGCACTAGTAATTGAGAGAGCAATATTTTTTGTCTTGCTTCCCTTCTTCAGATTTAATGGAGATGCTGGATTGAAAACCGTATCGGCTGATATCTCGAGGGACGAACAAATCCATGTGGCAACTAATAGTCTTGTATGTGCGGAGCTTGGTTTAACACCAAGTCCGTCCCTAGACAAACTTAGGAAGGCAACAATTAATTGGATTATGCAACCCTTGGCTGAACATCATACTGATAAATATTTGAGCAAAAAATTTTGGACCGATGCTAGTGATCGCCTTATGTATGAAGGTAAAGCTCCACAATTAAACGACACAAAGGCAGGAAGAATGCCTGCATTTTTTGAACATGACAACAGAAATCTCCCTAGCTACGCTTAGACTTCACAACGAGAGACTAGATAAGTTACTTATAAAGCTAGAGGAAAACTTCGGTTGGAAACCTATCCATCCTAAAGAAGATGTACAAACCATCATGTACAGAGCTGGTCAAGCCAGCGTTATTGAATATATAAAATCCATAATGGAGGAAGAAATCTAATGTGTGCACCAGTTACTGCCTTACTCCCTGTCTTGGGAGCTGTAGGCGGTGTTGCTACAACTTTGCAACAGCTCGGTATTCTTGGAGGCAATAGAAATAGGCAAGCAGCCCAACCTCAAAGAACACAAACACCACAACCACAAGTACAACAAGCTAGTCAAGCAGCATCAGCTGCCGGTGATGATGAGCAAATAAAACCAGAAAGTATAGAAGTTCAACAGAACGCTAAACAGAAGAGAGATAAGCAAACAGTTAAGAAAGGTACAGGAGCATTAGGTGCTCTACCTGGCATTAATACTGGAGTTTCTGCTCAAGCTCCCGCTGGAGGCGTTAATACCGGAACGACAACATGATCGTAGCGCGACAAAGATACAATCGACTTACCAATGGTCGTACGCAGTTCCTTGACACCGCAGTTGATTGTAGTGAACTTACGTTGCCCTACTTAATAAAAGATGATATCAATGGACCCAATCACAAAAGGTTATTTACACCTTGGCAAAGCATTGGAGCCAAGGCGGTTGTAAACCTCAGCGCAAAGCTAGGCTTAGCATTACTACCGCCACAAACTACATTCTTTAAATTACAAATAAGAGATGACAAGTTAGGTGTAGACCTACCAGCAGAAGTAAGAAGTGAGATGGATCTATCCTTTGCCAAGATGGAAAGGATGGTCATGGATTACGTTAATGCTTCTACTGACAGAGTAGTTCTTAACCAAGCTTTAAAACACTTAATTGTATCTGGGAATGCATTAATATTTATGGGCAAAGATGGTCTCAAACACTATCCCCTTAACCGTTTCGTTGTTAACAGAGATGGAAACGGGAACGTAATCGAGATTGTCACAAAGGAACTTATTAACCGTCAGGTTCTTGATGCAGATTTAGAAGAACCAAAGCAACCCAACACAGGGATTGATGAGACGAAATCTGATGATGACGATGTTGAAGTCTATACATATGTACGTTTAGAAAACGGACGATGGGTATGGCATCAAGAAGTCTTCGATAAAATTATTGCTGGCTCTAGAAGTAGTGCACCAAAGAACGCTAACCCTTGGCTTGTCCTAAGGTTCAATACCGTGGACGGAGAAGACTATGGTCGTGGAAGGGTAGAAGAGTTTCTTGGTGATCTTAAATCTTTAGAAGGTTTATCTCAGGCACTAACGGAAGGTAGCTCAGCTGCTGCAAAGGTTGTCTTTTTAGTCAGCCCCTCTTCAACTACGAAACCTAAAACCCTAGCTCAAGCAGGGAACGGAGCAATCGTACAGGGAAGAGCAGAAGATGTACAGGTAGTTCAGGTAGGAAAAACTGCTGACTTTAGAACAGCATCTGAAATGATTTCTAATTTAGAAAGAAGAATTAATGAAGCATTTCTAGTTCTACAGATCAGACAAAGTGAAAGAACTACAGCAGAAGAAGTAAGAATTACACAGCTTGAGCTTGAGAAACAGCTCGGCGGACTCTTCAGCTTGTTAACGGTTGAGTTCCTCATACCCTATCTCGATAGAACTCTACATATACTTCAAAGAAATAATCAAATTCCTAAGATTCCTAAAGACTTAGTAAGACCACAGATAGTTGCTGGGGTTAACGCCTTAGGGAGAGGACAAGATAGAGAATCACTGACTCAATTCATAACAACACTGGCTCAAACTATTGGACCAGAAGCAACTATGAAGCATGTAGATCCAGCTGAATATATAAAACGACTAGCAGCTGCTGCTGGGATAGATGTTCTAAATCTAATTAAGAGTAAAGAACAGCTACAGAAAGAGATGCAGCAACAACAACAAATGATGCAGCAACAGGAAATGACTAAACAAATGGGTCAACTTGCTAGTGCTCCAATGATGGACCCAAGTAAGAATCCCTCACTGATGGAAGAACCTGAAGCTGAAGAACCACAACCACCTATAGAAGAATAATGTCAGAAACTTTAACGGTAAATGATACTCCCCAACAGGAAGGGTTGACTGCTGAAGAGCAAGATTCCCTACAAGTTGGTGAGCAGATGGCTGAACAGCAAGATCAATTACTTGCTGGAAAATATAAGAATGCTGAAGAATTAGAACAGGCATACGTAGAACTTCAAAAGAAATTAGGAGACAAAGATGACGTATCACAAGAAGGGGAACAAGAAACCCAAGAAGTAGAAGCTAAGGACGAGACTGAAAAACCTGAATTTTCTGATGATGTAGATCGTTATGCAGAAGATGGTTCAGTAAATTATGAAGCGGTTAGCCAAGACTATGGTGAAACTATTAGTAATTTATTTAAAGAAAAAGGTGTAGATCCTTATCCTATTTGTGAAACATTCTGGAAAAACAACGGTCAAATTCCACAGGAAATGCATGATCAGTTAACCGGAGCTGGCTTATCTAAAGTTGTTGTAGATGCATATTTACAGGGACGAGCTAAAGAGTATGGCATGAATGCAGATATCAATCAAAAAGATATTGATGGTATTAAACAATCAGTAGGTGGAGAGAAAGCATACGACAGTCTTATGACTTGGGCTGGTCAAAATCTATCTCAAGACTCTATAAATTCTTTTGATAATTTAATTAATACCGGAGATGCAGGCTCTATACAGTTAGCTGTCAATGGATTAGTTGCACAATATCAAAACGATGCTGGCTATGAAGGGAGAATGCTTCAAGGTAAAGCATCTAAAACAAGCACTGATGTATATCAGTCACAGGCTCAACTCGTAGCTGCTATGAGTGATCCTCGTTATGACAACGACCCTGCTTACAGGCAAGATGTTATAGCAAAACTAGACAGATCAGATC